TGTTAGCTAGTGCATCGTCACTATCCACTCCTGGTTGATTAAGTGTTATACCTATTCTGACTTCCTGCATACGCTGAGTACGAAGTTTATAAAAAACCTCGATACCAGATGGCATTGCACTTTGTGACACTATCACGGCTACTCTTGGTGGTGGAACAGATAATGATTGGGACTCAGCCGATGTTTATGAAATTCTAGATGGTGGTACGCTGGATCTTATCGCGCGAGGATTTGAGCTCTCTATAGCCTCTCAGGGATTTAACGTAGTAACATTATTTGTTAATGATTTATCGTCAAATGAGTCGTTGGAGTCTGTAACAGTGAGAGTTTCATAAGAATAAAAATAGAGTAAGAGTAGGAGTAAAAAAATGTCACAAAGTGCAATGCCATCTGGTATCGAGGTTTTTTATAAACTTCGTACTCAGCGTATGCAGGAAGTCAGAATAGGTATAACACTTAATCAACCAGGAGTGGATAGTGACGATGCACTAGCTAACATCCAGAATGAAGGTGATGTCGATATCGCCTTTGACCCAGCTAATGAGAAGTACGATCTATTCTATCGTTCTGTAAATGAAAGTGGTGTCGGGAATGTCGTTGCGATCAAGCGTACCACTATCAGAACGACTCTAAGTGGTGCAATAAATGCTACGTCAACATCTTTCACACTTGTTGCTCCATCTAATGCCGCCTCATTTAAAGTAGGAGACATTATAGAAATAGAGAACGAACTGATGGTGCTCCTTACCTGGAACACTGGTACAGGTGCAGCGACTGTAGAGGAGCGTGGAGCGCATGGAACTACAGCAGCCTCCCACGCAGACACTACTGCAGTAGCCCTAATGAAATATACTGTTCCTCACAATAGTATAGTTCTGGCAGGCAATTTAGATAATGTTCTACCGCTTGCTCCTGTCTCATTTGTCCTTACTAATGTAGTAGGAGCTATTGGTAATGGAATATCTATGGCTATTGAACTGCCTACCAGCCAGATAAAGTCTCTATTTAGAGTCCATATACAAACCAGTACCATACTTTGGCCTGAGGACTTCGAAAACTTAACTGGTTTAATAGGAACACAGGCATCTGGAAGTGATGGAGCTATTACTCAAGGCGGAAATACTTTAACCACGAGTGTTACTTTAAACACCGGGTTTGCTGGAAAACTCATCCACACGCACGAATCTATAAATCTAACTACAGGAGAAGTTTCCGCTCCTGATATATTGAGAATCAACACTGTAGTTGACAATGGTGATGGAACTTGGACAGTCAATATAATAGGAGATAATGTATTTAATCTCCGTCGTGGTGTTGTAGGAACTGCTGGCGTCGTCAACTGGGTTATTGTTGATGATTTCAGAACACCCGGCAATCCTTCAACATGGGTTGAACAAGTAAAACCATTCTTTAATCAAGGTGCAGGTGTTGGCGATCCTGACGTGGTTGACGTTAGCCACATTCTTTTTACTGCTGAGACTGTTTATGCTCGCTGTAGATTAAGGAACTTTGAGGGTTATGGGCCGTGGATGTATTGGGACGGGACGAATGGAAGTACGAGTAGAGCGGCGGCTGTTACATTTACTCCGTCGCACATAAATACAAATGCTATAGAGCCAGGTGCAGTCACTGCTATAACACAAAGCAAAGGGACCATTCCCGCCACCGTAGATATCAATATGCAGTCTGTTGACAACGATACAGTGTCATGGTCTGCTGGAAATGCAGCGTGGGCTGATGATACAACAGAATCTATTACTGCAGTGGGCAGTCCAAAGACACTATCTGCTCCAGGAATTCATTACGTCTTTAAGATAACCGGCAATTCCACACTTCAGTTTACTACTACATTCTCTACAGCAGTAGGAAATGACAGAACATATCTGGGGCAGGTCGTAACTACAGTTACGGTAGGAGAGTTTGCGACAGTCTTTCTGTTCGGAGATATTAATGGACCAATATTTACTGCTGCTGTTGGATCGTTTGGAAAGCTTTCTGCTCTAACAGCAGATTTAGGAAGTATTACAGCTGGCAGCATGAATGCAGTTACAGTAGATGCATCTACTGTTACTGGCGGAACTGTCAGAACCGCATCTAGCGGTCATAGAATTGAACTTACGGCTGCGGCACAACATCTTCGGTTTTTCAATAACGCAGGTAGCAACGTCGGTTCGATAGATTTTGAAGAAGCCACCGGACGCATGATTTTCAATGCTTTGGGGAATGATATGAGACTTCTCACTACCTCAGGCGGCACAGTTACGATTTTTGGAGGAGGTATTGGGAATATAATTGTAGCATCAAGCGGAGTGGATATATTTACCCTGCTTGATTTAAATGGAGTCAATATTAATGATGCCGGAAATATATTTTGTGACAGAATTGATAAACAGGGTGGCGGGGCTAATGTCATTATGGGCGATGGTATAGATAACAATGGCCAGAACATTATCAATGTTGGAAACTTAGAGTTGGACTCGATTACTAAAGATGGAGCTGGTAATATCTTATTCAATGACATTATAGATATGGGCGGCAGGAATATTCTCAACATCGGTAATCTAGAATGTGATTCACTTACTAAGGATGGAGCAGGAAACATCGCAGTAAACAGCATCCTAGATATGACTGAAAAAGACATCGTTAATGTTGGTGCTATCTTTCTTGATGGTATTAAAGCTGATGTAACGACAATTCAGGTGTTCAATAATTTTGAGCCTGCTGGAACTCCTAATTTAGGCGGATCTAGTGCTAGATGGAACTGTTTTTTCGCTACCATCAACGTTTCGTCTACCACCACATTTGGCTCTCTTGGCTATAATTGGCCAAGCACTAGATCAGCTGGACAGCAGCTTCAAACTGACGGAGGTGCTGGACTCACATGGGCAGCAGCTGGCTCTCTGAGAAAAGACAAGAGAATGATTAAACTTCTGTCCACTGTGAAAGCTTTGAAGAAACTTTTGGGTGCTCCCGTATACACTTTCAAATACAAAGAAGGAAAAGGCACTGGAACTGATGATCTATATGCTGGCGCGATGGCTGATGAATTTTCAGAAGTCATGCATCATAACGGAGCAATTTTTTCACCCCTGAGCGGCTTCGGATATTTATTAGCAGGAGTCCAGGAATTAAACAAAAGACTTGAAAGATTGGAGATTGCAATACAATGAGCAAGGCAATATTCGGTACACCTAGGTCGTTAGGAAATGTAGATGAGATACGCATACCAGACATTAGGCTGCATCTGCGTGAGGAGGATGGGCTGTATGAGATTGCAGCTAATTTTGCAGAGGGTGAAGATATCGGTGGTACTTTTGAAATAGGCGAGAAAGGAGAGCTGCGGATTTTAGAGAGCGATTTGAGTCCGTCTGACAATATCATGCTCCACAATTTCATAAAAATCTTACTTAAAGAATATATTAACTCCAGAGGATACTCAGATATCACCATCAACTAACAAACTAAGAGGAAACGGCAGTTCTGGATCTAGGAGGTGTAACCCAATGAGCCGATATGATTTCGCTCCTCATTTTACGGAGGAAGAATTCAGGTGCAACTGTGGCTGCGAGACTCTAAACGTCGAACGGACATTTCTAGAACGTCTCGAGAGGGCGAGAATACGGGCGGGGATTCCTTTTAAAATCCAGAGTGGCTGTCGGTGCGAGGATCATAATAGGGAGGAGGGCGGAAAACCGGACAGCGCACATTTGGCCAGCAAGACGAAAAAATGCAAAGCAGGTGATATTGGAGCTAGAGGTTCCAGGCCTCGATTTATTATACTCGATGCTCTTCTCAGTGTTGGGTTTACGAGAATAGGAATCTCGAAAACATTCATACACGTCGATGATGATCCAACAAAGGATCCTCGGGTTGCGTGGCTTTATTAATTTGAAAGGAGAAAGAATGAAAAAGTGGTATTGGAGTAAGACGATTCAATTATCTGTCTTACAGTTCATTACTGGATTCGTAGAAGCGTTCTTTACTGAATATCCGCCAGAGGTTGGCTGGGCACTGATGGCTAAATCTATGATTGATACACTTCTACGGTGTAATACAACAGGAAGTGTTACAACGAAGGAGGTACCAAAATGAGATTGATTAAAATACTACCTATGCTGATGTTATTATCGAGCATGGGTTGTGCCGTCAGGAATCCATTAACCATTGAGCGGCCCAATGCTCGTACATCATTGGAGGAGCGAACTTACAACCTGATGCTGACGTCAGAGAAACTACTTAATGTGGCTACAAAATGTGATACTGATCTAGAGGATGGTTGTGAGATAGCAGATTTTATGCGTCCTGTACTTGCTTTATTAGAGAAGGTACATAATGAAGCGCGAGCTGCATCACTTATCTATGTAGCGTTCCTTGATGTTGGAGACCCACCAACGGCAGATTCATCACAGAATCTTGAGGATTTGATCTTCAGCTTAGACAGATTAATAATCAGAATTGTGTCAAGTAGAGGAGGTGAATAATGTTATCATTGCTATTGGTAGAGACTGGCTTGAAGATTCTCGCTGCGAAGATCGGAGGAAAGACAGAAGAGCTTGCGAAAATTCCTGGGTTAATTCGAGAATCAGTCATTGCATTGAATGATCTAGCTGTAGAGGAGACAGGACAACCTATTGATTGGAGCAAGATTACAGAGCATCACCATTTTAGTGAAGGAGAAAAGAGCGGAAGCTAAGTGATTGATGTAGTAGAATGGTTTAGGCTGGATGTGTGAGGAAAAACTATGCTGAAATCAACGAGAAGCCTTCTTAATCCTAACATGTCGGATTTGATCAGCGGTATGTGGTCTAAAAATATGGATGGAGTAGAGTACATACCGTCGACGAGAGTAAAGCCTGAATACATAGAAGTAGACGAAGTGATCAAGAGACATGATAGGAGAGTTTCCAAAGCACTTGATATTTGGATGAAGATGACTCTATAATTATTTCCTCAAAATAACTTAACCTAATATTCTCCTGTGACGTCCTCGAAATCGAATTCAGGAATTGTGTATGCAACCAATATATAATTTTCTGTTCCATGATCCATCGTGTGAGATATTCTGAGTAGATCTCCATTGATTTTGATGTGACTTCCCGTAAGTGGATGTTTCATAACTGATTTAAGCACTTTGAATACTTTTCTCTCTTCCGGTTTTTTCATAAATGTCCTTTCAATTTTTTATAGTTACTGTAAAGAAATAGGATCTATACGCGCACAAATTTCGAAATTTCCTCCATCCATTTTTTCCAATTTCGCCGCCAACATTGAGGACAGACACCTCTCACACCATCCTTTAAAGTTTTGATGACCGGAATGAGCTTCAGTCTTTGACGTAGACAGTCAAAACAATATCCCCTCACTTAATTTCCCTCAATCTCTGTCAATTTGAAGTCTGGAATTCGACTTGCGACCAATACACGATCAAAGCTTCCTTGTCTCACTGAGATACCTTTGACAATAAAATTGAAACCATTGATTATTACGAGCTGACCTGTAATTAATTGTTCCGCAATCATCTTGTCAATCTCAAATCGTTGATCACTCGGTAATATGTTCATCCTTTTTTCCCCTTTTCTATAATTTTTAATGTGTCATAAAAATAACCAGGATAATCCTTATCTATTGATCGTAGCCAGATTTGATTTGACGGAATCCAGATCGCATTAACTTCGCCTATTGAGACATACCAATCCCTTTCCTTAATATAGAGAAGTTTCTCGAAACCGTCAAGTTTCTTTTTTGCCGTGATACCCGAGATTCGTCTAAATTCAAGATCGTTTAAGTTGTCGGCTTTTGCATCACGTAGTGTTGAGGGATTCAGTAAGAGATATGGTAGGTAATCTTGAATGATTAATCCTGGATCTTCCTCCGCTAACAATGCGAACAGACCGAGTCGCGTATCGATGCATCCTGTCTGAGAGTTAGCATATTTACAAAACATTTTAATATAGACAGGATGAGTATCCTTATATCGCTCAACTATCTCATTGAGCATTTCTATATATTCCTGGGATTTATCTTCCAAAGTAAATTCCATGATACTCTAAATATGTCTCCATGTTTTTCTTCTAACGATCCTTGATATTGTACTCTTTGTGACTTGGAATCTCTCACTTACTTGTTCGCATGTGAGTCTGTCACATTCTACTAATTTTCTTATCTTCGGGATGTCTTCTTCTGTTAATTTTGCACTTGGATTCGTTTCTCCTTCCTTATTATATGTCCATCCACTAGCATGTCGAAGCCCTAGTGCATAAGCATGCAATGCATCCTCACTTACAGTCTTCCATTCTAAGTTTCCTGTATTGTTATTAGTCTTGATTCCGTCTTTATGGTTGGCAATATAAAGAATATATCTCTTTAAATAATAATTATATTCTGGAGCAGGAGGATCTCCTAAGAATGCTAAAGCAACAAGTTTATGTACATGTGCATGTTTCCGTTTTCCATTTTTACGTAAATGCACCGTAAGGTATCCACCTGATAAGCTGGATTTCAGTGCCTTTCCTCGTGTTCTGATATGATATGATCTTATATGGCCAAAATTTGAAATTGTGTATAATCCTTCATAACCTTTTACTGGTTTCCAGACTTCACTTTTCAAAGTACGTAACCCGTAGTCTGACTTCTCATATACATTTGTCATTATTTTTTTATCCTCCTTTATCTCTGCTTTTGTCGGAAGTTTTTTTCTCCTTAATCCGTCCCAGTCTGCCCTCAAGATACGCATCAGTCAAAAAATAGTACAGAACATTATCCTTTTTTGCAAAAAGTATTATACCTGATTCAGCTAGAACTTCAATAATGTTGTCAAACTCTCTCTTACTCTTAATCATGCGTCGAATTTCATTGAGGAGACTTTGTTGGGATATTAGTCCAGCATTATCGACTAATATCTCAATAATTCGTTGTGCAATCTTAGCTTCGTTGGTGGCTCCAACAAATGCAAAAGCCTCAGGCATCAAATCTTCTATCTGTTCGAGAAATATTTTGGCAGCTTTTATATGTCCTTCTCTTATGACTAATTCGTCGTTCTCAGCAACAGATAGTAGCATTGCTAGTTTTAGCATGTGAACATGCTTCCTTTGAAGGTAGCCGACCATTCGACCACTCATGTCTGGTTCAAAAGCCATGTACCAGTCTTCAAAAAAGTCTCTCGTTTTATCAGTTACCTTGAAGGAGCCACGAAGTGTAGATATATGTTGTAGGTCCATTACTAATAGGTTACGAAGTGATATTTGTTCCGGTGTCTTTTTTGGCCATGCAACCTTAATACGGCGATTTTGAAATATGAATATGATTCGGCCAATAAATCCTCCCCCAAAAGAATCCTCCTTGAAACCTTTTGCGAGCCACTCAGGATTGCTTGCACCGAGAAAGTTGACATTTACATTTCTGAGTGGTTCTTTCCCTCGTGACTGTGTTGTGTAGTCCCAATTCGTATGGTTGTCCCATAGACCAGTCATCAGCTCTCGTAATTGTTCTGAATATTGAGTAGATCCTATAAAATTGGCGAGTTCTGATGATTGTATAAAAACTACACATTCCTCATCAATGACTGGTTTACCTTCAACTTCAATTTTTTTTACTGAATCAAAACGTAAATAAGATATGAGACCTTCCGGCGTTACTTTCTCGTGAAGAATTTTAAGATTTCCAACCTCTCTTAGCATGTTTGTTCCTTCATCGATGGCAGCTTGTTTTCTACATACTCCAGTCGGTGATACTAAGACTGTGTAAAAATTTGGTATTATCTTACCGCCCCCGAACTTTAACCAGACATTTCTACGGACCACTCCTGCAAGAATAGTAATCGCTGTCCAAAGATGAAACAGTTCTGGGGATTCTTGACCAGCTGTGTATTTGAGATATTCTTGAATCCAGGATTTTTTTACACACCTACCAGTCTTTGGTTTCGATTTCGATTCCTTCCCCTCCTCCAGTTTGTCTGTCATTCATGACTTCTTTCTTCTTCCTATTTACGATGCTCTTTTTTCCCCATAACTCACCAGTGTCTACACCCTTACCGTGACAGACCTCTCGTAACTCTTCTATAAATTTCGCGTAGCCTGGACATTCAATCTCGAATTTTTTAATACCTCCATTCCATTCGATTACTGTCATCTGAAAACCAGGAGATCCACACTCAGGACAACAAGGAATGCCACCTTGGATTGCTGGACTGAATTCAGGATTCGCTGGTAAAGATTTGAGTTTATCCCAGTCTTCTGTCCAATATGTGCAGAATCCGTACCAAACTTCTTTCTCTTCTTCATTTTGTTTCATTACGTCGGCAACCTCCTGTATTGCCAAGCCTGAAATCTTTTAATCGCGAGATCAACCGAATCCTTGCCTTCTGTATTTCCGATACATCCCATAAGATCCCTATATACTGCCAAGGGATATGTGGACATTACATCAGATGCCCGGAAGATAAAAATTGGTTCGTCTTCTTTAATTCTTTCGATGTGAATTTGTCCATACTTGTTGTCTACTGCCATTTCTTTTTTCTCCTTTTTTTTGTTGGTTGTTGATTGTTTTTACGCTGCCTCCTCATACACATACTCTTTCATGTCACCCCAATACGTTCCTGTTTTGAATTCACACGGGACAATCAGTTCTCGATCTTCAATCATCAACGGTATTTGCGCCTCGTTCCACATGATCTTGCAAACTTCTTTCACTTCATTTTTGTGACAATGAGCAATGATCGAATCATGACCTTGATTCGCAACGGTGATTCGATCTCCAATGGCATCGAAAATGACGTTAGTGAGGTCTCCAACAATCGATTGTGCGTACCAGCCGTAAGCAGCCCTAAAAAGATCAGGGCCGAGTCGGTCCAGAAAGACCATTCTCCGTCCGAATATATTATACATTCTCTTAGTTTTAGATACTTCATCACGTATCTCCTTATGATACACCTGTCTTATATGAGGATTCGCATTGTGATGTTTCTGCATTATCATTGTGGCTGTAGTGATACTCATAAGCTCTACACCATTGTCAGACGCATCCTTGTTGAAGACCATCGCGAATTTTTCTGCACGCATATCATAATTTGCAGCATGGTTCACACGCTTGCCGGTGTATCGTTCAGTAGGACTGACGACAGCAAACAATACACTAAATACATTGCTGGCAGTAACAATATGGACATCGACGCCATTCAAAAAGTCTCCAATCAATTTAACCGCTCGTGATTTCCATGCAACAACTCGTGCTTCAGCTTGTGATAGATCCATTTCTACAAACACATGATCATCGTCATCGGATCTTAACATTTTCCGCATTTCGGGTGTCCAATTTTGCATGTTTCTTCCTGTACCGATTGGACACTTAGAAGAAGTAAAACGTCCTGTCTCAGTGAAGCCGTAAGTGCTGCGAACGCGCCCGTCGGAATCTGTTTTGACCTCAACAAAATTTGAGTTGCAGGTACGAAGATTCCTTATTCTAAGGATGAGGTCGAAGACCTTAGAGGGATGAAGAGCTGAGAGTTTAAGGATCGCATCCTCACCACACGTCACGGCCCTAGTGTTCTTATCATATTGTTTCGGGAGCTTCATATCGTCGTACAGAAGCTTTTTCATTTGAGTGCTAGAATAGACATTGAGCTTACGATCAATTAGGATGTTTAGTTTAGATTGATATCTTATGGCGTCTTTAGCAACCTTGAGCTTTAATTTTTTTCTGATCTTTTCATCTATGAGCATACCTCTAAAAGACATCCCTAATCGACGACTTGCCATCCCCATATAACGTTTCTTATAAAATTCATACAGCCCCTCATCCTTTAGCTCCTGTAAAACTTGAGGAAAGATTTCTAAAGTAACAAGAACGTCTTTGCATCCATACCCCCAAAAAGAATCCTCACTGACTGAGGGTGCCCATTCTTTACGCTTTCCTTCTTTACCTTCAGACTTAAAAAATGGCTCTCTTGTAAAAATGGATGTAAGAAAACCAAGGTTCTTTGGTAATTCTGGCTGGATACACTGAAAACCCTCCATTGTATCAAACACTACATTCTTTAATATTTTCCAGGGATCTAATCCATTGATCCAAAAGATAAAAATATCGAACATCAGGAAATTTTGACCAACCAACGATAGGCCATATAAGACTTGGGATATGAGTTTCCAAATAATTACCTCTTGATCGAGAGGCCAATAACTTGTACCTTGTGCATATTGAAATGGCACGCACAAAGCGTTGACTGTGTCGTTACAAAACTGTATACTTGCAATAATGCCTGTCCCTCGACGCGTTTCTGTATCTACAGACACGATCTTTTTCTCATCAAGAAGTCGTGTTAGAAATTCTATTACTACGTCAAACTTTGGACGGATTATAAGATTTCGTTTAGGCAGTCGAAAATCTGCAAATTCACCGTCTCCTTTTATACGTTTGAGGTCTTCCATGAGAGAAATTCGTGTCTTCCATTGTCTCATGATTCCAGCAGGGTGAAGTGCTGGAATACACTTCTTGCCCTTGATTGTTTTCATCGTTGCAGGAAGAATTGAGCCACGCCAAGCCATGATGCCCTGTTTACCACAAATAGGCATCATAGAGCTATTCCCAAGTGGGACAATCACATTAACGTTTGTTAAAAGAGAGAGCTCTGCAGCAAGAAGTTTGGTATGGGTTAGGAGGATTTGAGGATTCTCGTTTACGAATTGTGCGAATTTATTTCCGGGCGGGTGTTCTTTGAGGAGGTTGGTGACGTAACAATCGTCAAAATTGATGCCTGCGTTAGCACACCATTTTCTGAATAGTTGTCCAGACTTACCGACGAATGGTCTCCTTTGATCGTCAGCAATTTCATCAACACCAGGGCTTTCGCCCACGAAACATATCTTGGCATCTAATGGGCCAACGTGATAGGGGATTTGGGATAAGTGTTCGGGAGTGAGAGCATGAGTCACACTCTGTTACCTTCTGCTTCTACTGAGTGACGTGCCATGTTGTAATGAAAATGATGAGATTTCGGTTGACGACATCGTTCGCATATATCTCTCTGTCCGCCTTCAACATTTGCAATAAAAGCATGCTGAATACCCTCATCTTCATCTTTATTACCTAAACCATCCATGATTCTTTCAACACAACGTGCCCAACCAGCGATATCGACCAAATTGTCTTTCGTGATTGTGTTCGCACAGCGAGAGATTTTTTGGAGGATGTTTAAGAAACAGACGTCTTCGGCATCGAAACTGAATTCCCTACCAGGTCCAGTTACTTCGAGCTTTCGTATAATGTATGCAGTCCACATTGCTGCCGTACACCCATGATTATCCTTAGGATGACCGTACATCTCTTCACGATCTTTCATCACAATTCGTTCAGCCTTCTCAAGGATTGTCTCTTTTTTCTCTTTACTCATCTTTGGAATCCTCAGCTTTCTACATTCATCAAACGGTTTCAAACATACTGGACATTCAATGTTCGGTGGTCTCAAAATTCCGTGACAAGCTCGGCAAATCTCATAGTAGAGATAACCTTCATATACTAACGTCAGCATCTAATAGATGTGTCTCATTTCTCTACCAGCGTAATCTTATTCTTTTTCTCATTCCCGTTTCCGTCTCCATTCTTCCCTTCCTCTTTTTCTGCCCCACTTACTACTTGGAGATCGAATGATTTGTGCATAATCATAATCCGTTCATGCCCAAGCATTTCTACCAGCATTTTATGTAGATGCCCAAGCATATCAGGAACAACGTCGCCCGTGTAGGTGACGAATAAGACATCGTCATCCTTCATTGTGAGGGTTTCGACTTTTGTGACGTGGATTCCGTTAATCTTTAGCTCGATGATGTCCATTACTCTTTTACCTCCTCCTCAATTTTCTTTTCTGCCATGTAATTATGAAGCCTACCCATCGCAGTATCATAATATTCTTTATCAAGTTCTATGCCTAACGCTCTCCGTCCTAATAGCATAGAAGCAATCATGACAGATCCAGACCCCGCAAAAGGATCGAGCACGAGTTCATCTTTAGTACTGCTCAAGGTAATCAGCCGTTTCATTAATTCAACTGGCTTTTCGGTAGGATGAATTTTGTCGACACCTTTGGCTCTTTTGTAATCAAATACGTCCGACGTAGCTTCTTTGAGCTGTTTTGGACTGCCATCCTCACTTTTTACTGCAAAGAAGAACAATTCGTATTGAGGCATCATTTTATATTCCCAGTTGGAATAAGATGGTCCCTCTTTAATCCAGACATTAGGTACTTCACGCACGTCAAAACCAGCCTTCTGTAACAATTTCAAGATTTTCTCATAGTGCTCTATACCGAAAAAGAGCCAAAGATGACTGCCGTCCTTTAATACTCTGTAAAGCTCTGGAATTATTTTTGTGTAGAGGCCACGAACTTTATCACTAAACATATGGTAATCAACAGAGCGTGCTCCTTGCATACCCTTCAGATCAATTCCCCACGGCGGATCAGTTATCACCAAATCGACAGACTCATCTTTAAGTTTAGGTAACACCTTCAAACAGTCATCATTAAGAAAATTAACACCCTCAAACTCTGTCTTGCCTGAGGCTGCTTGACGCTGAGCGATGGCTTGTAAGATTGCAAATTCACGGAATCTGTACATTTTTCTGATTGCATCACTCTTACTCTTGATCTTTAACAATTCTGGAAAACTTTTTAATGCTTGCGCGAGCCTTAACTCCTCACTGAGAGTAGTCATCGCGATGCCTAATGTTTCAGCTGTTTGTTTTTGGCCCCAGGTCTTTCCTTCCCTGACCTTTCGAGGCTTATCATATTCTTTGACGTACAGCTCATGTAGTTCTTGTTTGAGTCTAATTTCTTCCTGCCAGGTCATATTCTTCTTATGGAGAATATCTTCCTCAATCAGTATTCTGCGTCGCTCATAATCAGATAGCTCCTCAAAAAATCGGGCTTCAATCTCTTTCCTCTTGAGAAACTTATGAGCTTCAATCCTCCGCCTGCCTGCGATTAAATTATAATTCTTGTCAATGATTATAGGATTGAATAAACATGTTGCTTCAATAGATTTAGCCAAGCCTACAATGTTGCCAAGTTCTTCACGGTCACGATCACCGATAACTATTTTAGAGATGAGGATTTGTTTAGTTTCAACTATTTGAGTGGGCATCTTAAAAGTGCCACCATTTCTTTTTCTCTATCGCTCTAATAAGAAGCTCTAATACTGCTTTCACTAGAACCTGCTCCGGCTCGGACAATTTTATCCTATGGTCGTTACAGTATTTTGTCGCAAGTGCGATGCCATTAATTAAATTGACTGCGTTATCATCCACAAGAAATTCAGTAATGTAAACAAATTTTTCATCTTCAGCCCCAACAACAATTTTACCATCTTTTAGGCCAATACTACCAAGTATAATCTCGTCTTTGTTTTTCAGATGTGAGAAGGTCATGAGCATCTCATCTTTAAATTGAAAAAAAAAAATAAAAGGCCAGGAGCCACAGCGGATAGGACTCCTGACCTCTTCGACGCGATCAGGTGTTGGTCTGTCCTACATTAAAGGACTACTACCAGCACCTCCACCGACTGCCACGGGTGCAGCTGGCTCCTCGACGTCTTCCCATTTTCCTTTGAGTCCAGGGCTTACACTGTCAGCCCTAACGAATGCCGAGACTTTGCTTCGTGCTCCCCACTCCACTGTGTTCTCGAATACGATAACAAGGCCAATCCGCTTGTCAATAAGTTCCTCAGGATCGAACGGACCTTCCTTGTATGTTCCAGCAGCTTTCGCAAGATTCACCAGATGATACAATCCGGCAGGAACGAGAGAGGTGTCGAAGTAGAATTTGGGAACTTTTTCGGCAGCCTCAGCAGGTTCTTCAATGTCTACGCACCACTGGATTTTCTCGTTTCCCGTCTTTGTTGGTTTGACCTCCTGGGACTTAATCCTGGCGATATATACTCCGTCAGGAAGCGGAGAAAGTGACGGCACCTTAGTTAAATCGAGATCATCAAATCTTCCCATAAGATATTTCCCTTCTTTCGTGTTAAAAATTAAATGTGTTTCCAAGTTTCCCTGATACAGACTCTCTGGATTAAGTGTTCTGACACGTTAAATTTCTCTGCGATGTCTTTCTGTGTCATTATCCTCGTTGTATTCATTCGTATTCGCTTCGAGTATTTTGAACTTTCTTTCCAAATCCTCCTAATCTCCAGTACTTGCTCTTCAGTCAATTTGGCATGTACGTTCTTCTCTCCCTTAGAATCTGTATGTCCGAGAGTTCGTCCTGCTTTGAAGGCATGTTTCCAATCTTCAGATTTCGTGACCCACTCCAGGTTGCCGTAGTAGTTGTTTTCTTTATTGAGATCATCGTGATTTACAACATGACTCGGTGTTGGTGCAGGTCCAATAAAAGCCCGTGCGACAAGAGTATGAATGTAAAACTTAACGCAGAGTTTCTTTTTACTCTTTCCTTGATAAAGATGAACATGGATATAATCTTTTTTGTAACCTGATTTACCTTTGAGACTCAGAATTCTCCATGGACCTTTTAGCCACGGAGATCCTTGAATTTTACAGGAACGAACTTTACCAAAAGACGACACTTCATAGTCAGGAAAATCTTCAATTGGCCTCCAAATCTCAATCTCGTTCGGCCCAGGTGAATTCATACGTTGTTCCCGTGGCTCTCCCATAGGTTTTCCTCCAGTTTGTTTGTGCTGATATTGATGTTGGTTTGTTAATAAAATAGACATGTTTGTTTGTTTGTTTGTTGTTATTATTTGAAGAGACTACTTCTTAACTTCCTCCATAAGATCTTTCCTCGTGACAGTCTGCTCCTCAATCTCTTCATCCTCCAGCTTCTCCTTAACGCCTAAGATTGATGGCTGTCCTCCAGCTTCCTTCACAACTCTTTGTGCTTGTTCATCAGCCTCATCTTTATCCAATATCATGCCTATGTCATATGCTTTGACTGCGAGCTTTAGTGCTTCCTCAGAAGGTAATCGAAGAGGCATATCCTTAATCTGAGTTTTGCATTTGAAGCGGTCGAAAGTTGCTGTCTGGACTGTACGTTCCATTTTATCACCTACCTTGTCTGCTTCAATGTGCCACACTTCATTGAAATACGCACCGAGCTTTGAGGGTAACTTTCTACCTGTCACACAAGGTAGCATCCACAGCACACTCGTCTCGTCACTACGCCGTTCCTGCATGTGAGCAGTCATTACAACTTCCATATGTAGACTTAATGACTGAAGATAAGGCATAATGTTCTCGATTATGGTTACGAGACAACCTTGATCCTGAAGACTCGGCAGGAAGCCAAGAGGTCTATCTTTAGTCGGCGCGATGTTTTTGATGATGTGCTTCATCGTGGCTTTCTCAAGTGTGGTCAACGAGTCGATTGCTAAGCCACCAAACTCATGATTATCATTAGCAAATTCGCCGAGTTTGTCCTCAAACTTTTTGTAGTTGTTATCACCGACGAAGATATCGAATTCAAGATCGTCAAAAATCCCTGCACTCCGCAGAGTTTTATGACCTACATCTAGGTCCATCAAATACAAACCGCGAGAGCCATTCTTCTTCAGCTCATTATGTAGCTGACCGAGAAGATAGGTCTTACCGCCGCCATAATCACTATACCAAAGATGTCTGCCGTGGACTTTTGGGGTGTCGCCTATTTTCATTCTGTAACCTCCATCATTTTTGATCTGCCTCTGGCATTGACGCAATGTGTCCACCTTTTAGAATTTTACCCGTCGGCTTCTCATTGATTGCTATTGATGCATTGGCCCACATCACCGTCTGCTGCAGACTTGTGAGTGCTAATGACTTCTCACGAGAGTCGGGACAATTACTCTCAATCATAAAAGCCAACTCCTTTGCTTTAGACCGAAGTCGATCATACTTTTGTCCCTGATCTCCAAACGGTGGGTGATAAGTAAAAATGTCTTCAAGCTCCCTAATTTTCATGATTTTCCTCCACATCTTTTTGTTTATCTTTTAATCAATCCAGACAAACTCACTGTGTTCCGTACACAAATATATCCTCGGCAACTTTCGTGGCTTGATTTTTTTAAACCTGCATACACATTCATCCTTAGTCCTTAGACAGCATCTACATCTTTTGCCGTACCCAATACCACACACAGCTTTTTTCTGAGCAGACGTCCGTATAAGCCTGAGGAAAGAGAGCTTGTCTGCAACAGCTTTCGGAGACCTTTCTGCGCCCCGCATAACCGTAAGTCTCCCTGATAATTTTGCATTATTTTTAGTTGTGTGGAAATCTGATAAGTATTCCAACTCGCCCCTCAGCCAAGGTCGAATCGTTCTCTTCCTCTTCTTCTCTACATTCTTGTTCATGGTCAGAGTTTAATATTGAAGTTAAAACTACAACTGCGATGATTAAAATTAGGAGACTCATTTTACTTTCGTCGGATCTTCAATCTCTCCCTCGCAGTAGTCATAATCCCTTCTCATTATATCCCACGGTATCTCGGAGTGTTTCTTTCCACCAGCCCTCAAACACCACACAAAGATTGCTATTGGATTTATTTTACTGTATGCTGCCGCTTGCTGCATGACGAATTTTTTCTTTTGCATTGTCTAACACACTTGCTAGATCCTTCGTGAGTCCATCTCTCTGTTTTGTAATGAGGGAACGGACTAGGAAGAAGGCAAGCAGACCTAACGAAAATAGACATGTGACGTATCCAACACAAAAACCTAGAATGAGAGAAGATGGTTCAGTCAACATTATTTGTGGTCCTCCAATCTTAATCTGTCTGCTAATTCTTCAGCGTAAAGCTGTAAACCTTTATTGGAAAATAATACAGTTGTTCCTTTATTGATTTCAGCTTCGTTGACGATTACTTCTACTTCTCCGGCAGGTAACTTTTCCTTTAATAGAAGATAGAGGAACGTCACCAGTGGATCCGTTATTATGACGCCCTCACTTTAATAATTTCATACCTTTTAGTCTTCTCAAGCTCAGCATAAGCAACCCACAACCGCCGCTTGAAATTAGACTTAGCAAGCAACTTAACTAAGTCGTCTGTTTGTGATTTACATAACATTGTGAAGCCGCAGCCAAAATAAGCTGTGCATGCATGAGGAGCGTTCTGCCAGAAAGGAAATAACTTACCTGTCTCTCTATAAATTCGTTTTGCTTCCTTGATAACTTTCATGGTCCATCTAATCTGGTCAGCTCTTTCTCGTATCTGTGCTGGTGTACGGTGTGTGATAGTGCGAGTGAATATTTTTTCTTTGACAGACTTTTCAGTCCCGCGCTTAAATTGATAGACTCTGATACCGTTTATGATACAACCTTTAGGCCATTTTCCGGTCAGTTCGTGGACTGCCCATAAATAACCTGTCATTTGATTGTTAGGGTTGAACTTTTTGAGGAAGGCATCATTAAGAGGACGTTTTGTAGTCTTATGGTCCATCACGTAGATGTCACCCTTCGTCCAGATGGGACCATCGTCTACTGCTTCAACGACCTTGTCAATTCTACCACAATAGATACCTTCATCTGCATCTATAGCGAAGCCAATCTCAAGGTAAGGTTTACCGTCACCGTCCAGCAGAATTTTAAATTCTTCCTTATCCTTAGGATAGGTTTCGACATACTTTTGTAAAAGCCATGCTCCCCATTCGATACTATATTGCTGATCGCCCTCAAGAGCTAAAGATGTGTCAATATTTGTGTTAGGAGCTTTACAGCATCTTACGAACGAACGTAGAGCATCATCGAATGATCCAGTTAAATCGAAGGCATATAGGAAGTCGTGGATGGCATGGCCCATAGTTATATAGTCAGGCTCAACCTCGTCAACTTCGAGCCGCCATCCTTCCATAAACAAATACTTACGAGCGCAGAGATAGAATACGTCTAAGGCTGAATTATCGAAGATCTCTTCTTTGTCGTGGGTACTAGCATCAAGCTCTTCTTTGAAGGCATTGAAGGTAGGGGCGTGAATTATTTGAACTGAGGTGCTACTCATTCTTTTTCGGCTCTTTCGGCTCTTTTGACTCCAGTGACTCTAGTGCCTTTCGAGCCAGCTCAGGTGTTAATCTCTCTAAGATCATATCGAGTTCAGTTTTCTTTTTGACTGTAGATATTCTGATTGTACGAAGTTTCCTAAGCATCTTTAGTTTTTCTTGAAGCTCAGGCAACTCCATGTCGTCGATGGGCTTAGTGAAAATCTCTAGGAGGTCTTCAGGATCTTTTTCAGGTTCGGTCATTCTTCTGTCTGCAGAGGTGCTTTATTATCTACATCCTCACTTAAACTTTGAGCCATTTCTTTTATATCTTCTCCACGCTCCTTCATCAATTTTAAGACATGTATTGCTATTGCTTCAAGACCAACTTCCTCCATGGATTTGCCCTCAAATACAGATATAATTTTCCATTTGTAATGAAGATCTCCAGGAATATTTCGAAACTGAAAATTTTTTGTTTCTTCGAGAGTTTGTTCTGGCATAATGTTTTTGCTGGAGGACCGGACTCGAAACCGGCTTCTGCCAGCTCGATCTTCTCGATCCTAGAAGACTCGTGCACCTGTGCGGAAGGCGATCCGCAACGAGGACAGACTGTTGGGCCATGCATGTCCTTCCACGCTGCCTCCAGTATCAAAAATTTTCTGCGCTGGCAGGGTTCCACTAACTAGTTCATGGATGACCCCATCGGACTAAATCGCCCTACTCCCTCACGGTGTGCCCTGACTACCTCAACCGAAACAATGCAGCCGAGGGTAGCCTTATATTTAGACTCCAGCGCATTCTCAAAAACATATCAGCCTACCTAGTTAGCAGAGAGTCAGGAGACTACACAACGCGATTTAAAGCGTGCGCTTTCTTTCTCTGAGCCGTACCAGGTAGGCTGAAGCTGTTGCTGAGATATCCGGGGTAGGATTTACTGGATGTCGGTTTAGTAACCTGAAAACAAGTTATCATTTTCAAAAACATCTAGTAATTATACTAAATCTCAGCAACACTTAAGGACTTAATTAAAAAAATGGGACAAAATCAAATTCTTCTTCATCCTCATTATACTCTACAGTTTCGTCGCACTCTCTACATAGAACTTCTTGCTCAAATGCTTCCATAGCTTCAAGTTTGACAGCTGACATGGTTACGACGTTACCACAATTAAAGCAGTCGACCTCAACTTGTTCTTCAGGATTGAGTTCGTTTTCCTTGCTCATCTTTCTCCACCATTTTCAAGATCTTCACATGCCAGCATGTAGTCTACAACACGCTCACTCCAACCATCAATGTGTGTCCAACCATTTCCATAGCTTACACCATATTGATGAGGTGCTACGTTAATCATGTAGCTTTTGGGTGCCCATCCCGTTCTAACTCCATCGTGTGATTGCTCGTCAGTAATCACGACTACACGTTCGAGACTGTTCCATTGGTGATTATCGTGAAGTTCTATGAGAGCAGCCTTGAGATAGGTAGAAGAGTGTTGTTGCGAAGTCGTGATAATGTCTCGGAGCGCAAAGCCGCGCCGTGCTGGAATTATTACGAGATGCTCTGAGAACGTTGCGACTCTTAAATGCTTACATTTCTCTGAAAGATGAATTGCTAAAGCACTGGCAACATCCATTCGGGTGGCTTCAGATCTCTCGCTTACTGTGTTCCTCATGCTTCCACTAACGTCAACCAGCAAGCCAGTCTTGCCTGAAATGACAGAAAGCTCAATAGAAGCTAAAAACATAGCGTCTTCAATGTGACGTTCTAAGTTTGGATTATAACGTGCAGCGGTCACAAACCGATAAGGAAAGGCTTTTTTGATGCCCATCTTCAATCTGTTTACGATTAAATTTTCGTCCACACCAATCTGAGTCATCAGACGCAAATTCCGTAGGACAGCAAGGCCGCCCAACTTATTCTCCTGCAAGAGTCGTGTGAAAGTTTCCTTTTTGTCTTTGCCTGCAACTAAATTGCTCTCCCAGGTATCTGGGGACGGCAACGTACCCTCAACTAGGTTCTTCCAATCCTCTGTCTGTTGATCGCCGTCCGGCTTCGCGTGACAGAGGAATAGGACGTCTCGAAGTTTGATTCCCTCTGGCCTGTTATACTTGGCAAGCTGGTATGTGTTGAATTTATTGAAGGCTCGTGCAAGACCTCTCTTCACGGCGTTCGCGATAGGAGTCTTACCATCCTTCCAATAAATAGCGAGGAATTCTGTGAGTTCGTCAGCTCGTTGGATAACATCGAATAATGTCTGCTCCACAATCGGCCCGTTACCTTTTGTCCTGGCGAATTCACGGACGAGTAAGAGAGGAACATGTCGAAGATATATATCGCTGCGGGCTTCTCTTGCTAGGGAGGCGACCTTCAGCGCAGGAACCTGCGGGACAAG